GTCAATTACACAGCGGTGGTGGTTGCTACAGGGACATTATCTAAAACACTTGATAACACATCCCTAAGCGCATCAGGTAAGGCGATCATCAGCGGGTCGCTAAGTAAATCCATTGATGTAATTTCAATAAGTGCCGCTGGTGAGGTTAGTGGGGAAAGTGAACCGGAAGAAGTCACCGGCGTGCTTGATAAAACCATTGATAGTGTCTCGCTCTCGTCAAGCGGAAAAGTAACCGTACAGGGCGCGGTCGGTAAAACTCTTGACGGTGCGACGTTATCCAGCGCGGGTAAGGTGATCGTTAATGGAGCTCTTTCGAAGTCGCTGGATTCTGTGGTGGTTGCATCGGCAGGTAAAACATTCATCGCTGGTGAATTAAGTAAAGCCCTTGACGGTACTCAAATTCAATCGGCGGGAAAAGTCTTTATATCCGGCGCTCTTGAAACAAACATTGACGCAATCGCGTTAAACGCAGTAGGCAGGGTTGACGATGAAGAGCCAACTATTACCGAAGGCGCTCTATCGGTATCTCTCGAACCCGTTAGCATAAGCGCGGCGGGGAAGATCATCATTCAAGGTTCAGCATCTACTGAAACCAGCGTATCAATGCAATCAGCCGGAGGGGTGGCGGTCAGCGGTTCTTTGTCAGCCAATCTTGACGGCGTAACACTCAACGCAAGCGGGAGTGGTCAGGCGGTCGTGGTCGGTAGTTTATCCGTTGGAATGGATGATCTTTCGCTCACCACGCAAGGAAAAACAATAATTCAAGGGGCGCTCAATAAGTCTCTGGATGGCGTTCAATTATCCGCTCAAGGTGAACTGACACCAATAATCACAGGGCAGGCGGCTATTTCTCTGGATGATGTTGAATTTCAAAGTGCGGGTCTTGTCCTTGACCTACCCATTATTTACGGCGCATTATCCACAGTCTTAGCGGGCGTGTCTCTCGCAGCTTTCAACTATCAAGGTAAAGGCGCAATTCAAGCGGGTGAACGCGGTTCAGCAATAGCTGATTCAAGAGCCGTGATGGGCGCGAAAGCCAACGGGGTTTTATCCGGGCATAGAAAAGTAATTGAGGTGAAACATGGCAACTGAAGTCAAGGGCGTGGTGCAGTCAATCAGCGAGATCAGGACTCATTATTTCGACTTCACTAACGACCTGCCAACGGGCGTGACTGTAACGAGCGCGGCGGCGGTACATACGCCTCCAAGCGGAACGGCTACAACTCCAACGGTCGGCGCAATTCAGGAAGGGCGCATAGTTCCGGTAACTCTGGGCGTTCAAACAAAGACCGGCATTCATTATCTGACGGTCACAGCCACATTATCCGATGGACAAAAAAGTGTTGTGCGCCTTGAGATAAACGTGGTGTGGGGCAGCGTTACTCTAATTGATGATGTGCGTAAACTGCGGCGCATGATCGCCGAGCCGACCTCCAATATTTACACGGATGAAGACTTACAAGCCTACATCGAATCCTATCCGGTGATGGACGTCAACGGCGTTGACCCGACCTGGCTGGACTATTCCACCACACCGCCGACCGTTACCGTAAGCGATGACTGGATACCGACCTACGACATGAACGCGGCAGCTGCTGAAATATGGGATGAAAAAGCCGCTGACCTTCAGGATAAATACGACTTCGCGGCTGATGGCGGGAGATACAACCGCTCCCAAGCGTATGAGCAGGCCGCTAAAACCGCCGCTAAATATCGCAGTAAGTCGGTGGCTAAGAGTGGCTTAATGCGCAAATGGCCGCGTGAACACTACACATTGGATATGTAAATGTTTACATCAAACGAACTCGCTAATTTTCGGGACGCGCAGTCTTCGCACATGATGGATACGGGCTATCGTCTCGTGCGGTCTGTGACTGCCAATGGCTATAACGAACAGATCGAGGCATTCACACAGGCGCAGGTCTCGACCATGTGCGGGCTGGAGATGAAGGCGGGCAATGAGACCGACAAGGACACCATGACGCTGATCGAGTATGACGCGATATTGAGACTGCCGATCACTTTCACCATTGACTATAAGGACAGATTCAAGGTGACCAAGCGACACGGGGAGAACATCACGGCGTTGACATTCGAGATAGTCTCGCCAGTCCAGCGCGGAGTTTCTGGTATTCGTGTCTTATTACGGAGGGTCGAGGTATGAGCCGTAAATGGTCACCCGCTGAATGGAACGCTTTTATAAAGGGGCCACTGGCCAACGCCATCACCGAACAAGCCAACCGCGAGGCGTTGGAGGCGGGGCTGTTCGAGATGGATAACGGGCAGAAAATGCGCATCCTGAACCACAAACTGTATCAGACAGGCGCACTTGTCAATAGCGTCAAACACAAAATCAACCGCGTGTCTTCATCGGGTGGAGAAGGGCAATCCGGCCCAACGGTTATTTATGGCAGGATTCACGAGTTTGGCGGGGTGATAACTGCAAAGAACGGCCCTTATCTGCACTTCTTTTCTAAAAAGACTGGTCAATGGGTGAAGACCAAAAGCGTGACCATTCCCGCCCGCCCCTATATGCGCCCGACCGTTGATGAGGACAAAGACCGCATCGTCAGGGCAGCGTCAACCGCATTTGAGAGCGCCATAGAAAGGTTGTTCTAATGGACATCGAACAGGGAATCATCACCTACCTCATAGCGCTGAATGTGGCGGCTAAGCGCGTTTATCCCGCGCCATTACCCCAGAACGTCACCCTGCCCGCCGTGACCGTTCAGCGGGTGTCTTCGGTGGTGGATTATGTTCACGCAGGCGCGAGCGGGCTGGAGTTGGGGCGCTTTCAATTTACGTCATGGGCTGACAGCTACGCGGCTGCTAAGGTCATAGCGCAACAGGTAAAAGCCGCGTTAACCGGATATAAGGGGTCGATGGGGACGGTCGAGGTCGGCGCATCATTCATCGCCAACGAGATCGACCAGGTTGACCCCAGTTCACACTTGCGCGCTGTGATCGTTGACGCGCGGATATGGAGCAACGTATGAGAAAGAAATACACACAGGGCAAATGGAACGGGCTGACCAACTTCAAATGTCTGCAATGCAAATTTGCGACATTGAACGAAGAGGCGATCATCGAACACGTCACGAAACACCCGCCTTTACCCGAACCAGTCATGGTCAAACCACCGCGCAAACCGCGCAAGAAAATCGAAATAGTTGAAGAAGAGAAAGGAATTGAACAATGGCAATAAACGCATTTGGTACACAGTTTTTAATGGGCGACGGGGATAATCCCGAAGAATTTACAGCAGTCGCGGAGGTCGCGGATATTCAGGGGCCAAACTTCGCAAAGGAAGCGATCGAGGTCACGCATCACGGTTCATCTAATGGATGGCGCGAACGCATCTCCGGCTTGAAAGACGGCGGGGAAGTTACATTGACGCTGAACTTCCTGCCGCAAGATCCCACACACGATGTTGACACGGGCTTGCTCTCGCAGCTCTACGGCGATGATGTGAATAACTATCAGATCATCTTACCCGACACAGACGCGACCACGATCACATTCGCGGCAATTGTGACCGCGCATACTCTCACTGAACCGATCGATGACAAACTTTCAGCCGATGTAACTGTGATGATCACGGGTGAACCCAGCATCGAATCGAGCGGCTCATAGGTGAAATATGCTGACTAAAGAGCAGATTCTTGGAAACAAACTAAAGGTTCTCAAAGTGGACGTGCCGGAATGGGGCGGTGAGGTCTGTGTTCGTGAACTGACCGCCAAAGAGCAGGACGACATCAACCAGATCGTTAATAAGGGCGAAACCATCTCAAATTCAAAGTTAGCCCAAATGGTTCTGTGCGACGAAAATGGCGTGCAGCTGTTCACGGATAAGGAACTTGCCGAACTCGAAAAACTGTCCGGCAACGTGCTGGGCAGGGTGCTGATAGCAAGTGCCAAGTTGTCCGGCGCGGACGAGAACACCATTCAGGAACTGCAAAAAAACTAACTGAAAGGCCAGACCGCCGCTTTGCATTTCGGTTGGCTCTGGCCTTAGGTCAGTACGATGTGGATGGGATGCTGGCAGATATGCCCGTCAGCCTGCTATATGAGTGGATCGCGTACTTTGGCATAGAGCCGTTTGGCTGGCAGGAAGACGAATACCACGCGGGGTTAGTGGCAAGCGTGATCGCCAACACCGCGCGGAATCCGAAGAAGCGCAGTAAGCCATTCGAGCCAAAAGACTTTATGCGTAATTCGACACAGAAGGCGCAGATGCCGACGCAAGAGCAGTTGGCTAACAAACTAAAAAACATATTCGGGTCAATGGGTAAAAAGAAATGATAGATGCCGGACAAGTTGTAATCAAACTAATAGCGGACACAGGCGGCTATAAGACCGAAATATTAGGCGCTGGGAACGTGTCTGATAACGCGTTTAACGGTATCGCCAAAGGCGCGAATTTAGTTGGCAATGCAATAAAAATGTTCTTGGGTGTCATGGCGGTTAAGAGCCTGGCTGATCTCGGTTATCAGGCAATAGTCACCGCCGGAGAAGTGGCTGAACTTGAGGTGGTAAACCGCCGTCTGGGAAGAAACGCCGGAATTACGCAAGACGTTATTCGAGCACAAACCCAAGCAGTCAAGGAAATGGGCATTGAGAGCAAGGCCGCTAATCAAGCAATCGCTAAGTTTGTTCAGGCGGGTCTTGATGTAACCAAAACCGCCAAACTTGCCCGTGTTGCACAAGATGCAGCCGTTATCTCGCAGACCAATTCATCTGAAGCATTTGACCGACTTGTTCACGGCGTAACCACTCTAAACCCATTGATATTACGACAAATGGGGATCATCGTTGATTCTGATATTGCCTATAAGAATTACGCTGCTTCCATTGGTAAGGCGGCTGGAGAATTGTCTTATGCCGAAAAACAACAAGCCTTTCTAAACGCCACGATTGAACAAGGCACGAGGATCGCCGGTATTTACGAAGAGGCGATGACACAGCCGACAAAGGTCATGCGCTCTTGGCCGCGCTATTTTGAGGACATAAAAGAAGCCATCGGCGCACCATTTCAGCCGATATTCTTAGACGTGGTTACAAATATTTCCGAAACGCTGAAAAACCTGCCGGCTGAATTGGGGCCGGTATTTACTGACATCAAGAACGGAATAATGCAGGCGTTTGGAATAGCCAAAGAGGGCAAGGTTGGTATTCTTGGCAGTGAAGATGTTATGCCGGAAACTGGGCCGCTTCAAGAGTTTGGCGAGACCGCTAAAAATGTGGCATTGTCTGTGAAATCAATCTACGATAACACGAAACTTGTCACAGGTGCGGTATTTGAAATGGTTGGTGGCTGGGAAACGGTATCGACCGTTGTGGACAATATCGCAACTGTAATCGGCACAATAGCAGATGGAATCGGGATAATTTCAAAAGTACTTGGCGGCGACACAGAGGGTGCACAGACACAGGCTGAAGATACCCGCGCAAAACTTCAGGAATCCGGTTTTGGACAAGGATTAGGTAAAGCGGTTACAGATAGCGGAATCGGAACAACCATGCCGGGTATTAACCAGCTCCAAAAATGGCAGATCAACGCGGATATGCTGTTTGAGGGCGGTATGGGCGGTGTGGCATTTACTGATCGCATGGCGTCAATTGGCGATAGCGGTATTTATGCTTTCAATTCACGTTTTCAGGAATCAGTCCCGCAATTCAATTTATTAGGTATTGATATTGGAAATTCGTTTTCCGATGGGTTCACCAGTCTTGATATAGGTAATTTTATCGGATCAGAGGCATCAGGGTGGGTAAATGCAGCCAAAGGACATCAATCTGAATTTCAAGATGTTGGGCTAATGTCCGCGAAGGGTATCGCTGCGGGAATTGGAACAGGTACACCTTTTATCGAACAGGCTGCAAGGGAAGCCATTAGAGCCGCCATCGCCGCTGCCAAAGCCGAGGCACAGGTTCATTCACCATCACGTGTCTTTATGGAAATCGGCGGGAACTTGATGAAAGGTTTGGCGATTGGCGTTGATAACGATGCTGGGTTGGCGGTGAACTCGGTAACTTCGGTTATGCGGGATATTTCGTCTGTTAATGCAGATGGGTTAGGCGGGGAAAGAGCTAATCAAATGACGCTTGACAGCATCGATCACAAACTGGATATGATGCCGATTTGGTTCAGAGAGGCGGTTCAACTAATCACATGACCGCACGACCGGATTATTTCACGATAGAAGCCGCGTTCTCTAAAGACGAATTTGACGAGAATATCTGGTCAGATATTACTCAAGATGTCGTGACAACTCCGGTCATTCGCTGCTCCTATGGTATCCGTGATAACAGCGTAGTCTCAAGGGTTGCGGGAACGGGAACACTCTCGTTCTCGCTGGATAACTCGAAAGCCAACAGCGCAGGTAAGCCCGGTTACTACTCACCTGGTCACACAAATTGCCGCGCCGGATTTTCGGCGGGCATTGATATCAGGATTAGTTTCACTTACGACGGCGTGACCGTCCCGCGCTTTGAGGGCAAGATTGCCAAAGACGGGATCAAGGTTGACGCGGGTAGATACGGTCAGCGCAGAACCACAGTCACCGTTGTGGACTGGATGAACCAGGCAAGCACGAAGAAACTGCCATTACCACAATACACCACTAATAAGCGCATGGATGAAGTGGTGGATCTGATTCTGGCGATGATGTCCAACCAGCCCGAGAATAAAAGCCTTGATGTGGGACTCGACACATTTGTAAGCGTCTTTGATACGGTCAGGGATAAGACCACCGCGCTCTCGGAATTCTCTAAACTGGCATTATCCGAGTGGGGCTATATCTACCTCCGGCACGCAGCAGCAAACGCCAACACGCTCAAGGTAGAAGGCAGGGAGTCCCGACCAGATGCGTTCTTCTCCCGCGCCAAACTGCCAACACCAAGAGTGGATAGTTGGTGGCTGGCAACCGAAGACGGTGAGGCGTTGATCACAGAAGACGGCGATTACATTCTCGTGGATGACTTTTTCTACGCGGACTTTTTCATTAATACCTTCGTCAACGTTGATTATTCCTACGGTAAGAATACCGCCAATGTAATCACTATCACATCTTACCCGCGCAAATATGATACCGACCCAGTCATCTTATACACCCTGCAATCATCCATTAAATTAGCAGCAGGAGAGACGCGCAAGGTATCAGGCACATTTAGAGATCCGACCGGAGGCGCCCCCAGAGTGGCAGGCAAGAATATGATCGCGCCGGAATCCGGCACAGACTATGCTATGTTTGCGAACTCGGACGGTACAGGCACAAACCGAACCGCAGATTTGGTTGTGAGCGAGACCTACGGCGCGAATGGCGTTGAGTACGAACTGACCAACAACAACGTTAATGATTCCTACGTCACTAAATTGCAGGCGCGCGGTTATGGGATTTATCTCTATGATGCCATTAAATCCACGTATGAAAACACAGGCGTTCAGGATAAATACGGGGAATTGACGCTTGACATCAATATGCCTTATCAGAACGACCCGGACACAGCCGAGGCCATTGCGAAGTTTGAATTACTGAACGCGCAAATATCACGCCCACAGATCGACAGTTTTTCATTCTGGGCTAATCAAGATTACCGCTTCATGCTGGCGTTCATGTATTTGGACATCGGTTCACGGGTCACGGTCAGGGAGTCGCAGACGGGTATCAACCGCGATGTTTACATTGACGGCGTGGACTTCGAAATACACGGGGCGGGGCTGATCAAAGTGACTTATCGGGTCAGGCCAGTCAGCGCAATTACTGGCTGGTATATCGGCATTGAAGGCAGAAGTGAAATCGGCGTATCAACTTATGTAGGATAAAAAAATATGAGCATACCTTACTTAGTACAGGGCGAACTGGTAGACGAAATCTACATGAACAATTTAGCGGATGATGTCAACGCCATTATTCAAGACGGACTTGTCCCCAATACAGAATTCAGCACAGACAGAGTGCTTGAGTTGGGCGACCGTGACCACATGCTAATTCTTACTGGTTCGACCAATAGAACAGCCACCATCCCCAATAATGATGTGGTTGCGTTTGAGATCGGAACGGTCATTGCCTTTTGTCAGAGCGGGACGGGAGAACTGACCATCGCAAGCGCGGCGGGCGTGACCGTCTATGCGGAGAACAGCCGCTATAAGACCAGAGGACAGCACGCGGTCTGCGCTATTCTCAAGACCGCGACTAACGTTTGGAGACTGTTCGGAAACACGAAACCATGACCACTCACTTACTAAAAAAACTGGTGATGTTAGGCGTATTTGACGACAAGGGCAAACCGTACTTTTTGGGTGGGTCAGTGACCGAAGCGGATGGGTTTCGGACACACACATTCACAGATGATGGCACGCTTGAAATAGTCAATGGCGGGTATATCCAGGTATTAGTCGTGGGCCGCGGTGGTAACGGGGGCTCTGGCTCTTCGGCTTATCCCGGCCCGTTTCGGGGTGGAGGTGGCGGCGGCGCGGGCGTAGTTTATCGTTCATCGCTATTGGTCACAGATACAGTAAGCATCACCGTTGGCAAAACTTACACCATCCCAAGAGGCGCGGATTCCCATTTCGGCAGTTTACTAACGGCTCTCGGCGGGGGTGGCGGTGGGACAGGCTCATATTCGGGAGGGGCTGGTAGAGACGGCGGCTCTGGCGGTGGTAATGGTCAAAGATATTACGATTTTCCAACACTAAGCGCTGGCGTTGGTTTACAGCCGGGTTCTGAATGGGGCGGGTATGGAACAAATGGCACAAAGTCGGTATCAGGTGGAAAGGGTGGGAGCGCTAATTTTTCCAATCCGTTCACAGGCGCTCAGTTATCTAAAGGCGGCGCGCCAGGTCAATCTTACCCGCAGGCAGGCACATATTATGGCGATGGTGGTGACGGCGGTTATGGGGTCGCGGGCGCGGTCGGTCGTCAAGGCATCGTAATGGTCAGATACGAATTATAGGTGAACAATGGCAGAACTAATAAAGATAAGTGAACTGGATGCAGGTACGCCGGATTCAACTGCGCAAATACCATTCTCGTCCAGCGAGCCAAAGACATACAAGGCAACCGCTCCGGCATTATTGACCGCTGGTATGGCGGGGGTAAATATTCCAACTCCTGCGGCTGATGTGACCGCCTATGGGCTAAAGGCAACCATGACTGTTGACACAAACGCGGAGGGCTTCGGCGCTCCCCTTGCGATGGCGGCTGATGGAAACTTAGACACAGCGGATGCGGATAGCGTGAATAATATGCCGTGTATCGCGCTGGCTCTTGAGACCGGCACGGGAAGTAAAAAGGTATTACTACACGGCGTTATTCGCAATGATGCCTGGAACTGGACTTTAGGCGCTGGCGCGGCTAATTTGATCTACGTCAGTATCACGGTCGGAACGCTTACGCAGACCAAACCGACAGGCGTTGACGATGTGGTTCAGCCGGTCGGCTGGGCGCTCTCAGCGGATGTAATTTACTTCTGCCCGTCAATGATGTGGATAACACACACGGGGTAATATGGGCAAACCGAATAAAGAAAACTTTCGCGCCTACTGGAATCTTGACGAAGCGTCAGGAAATGCTATTGACGCGCTGGGCAACCATGACCTGACCGAGACATCCGGCACAATAGCCAGTGCGGAAGGCGGGCGGGACTTTGAAGCAGGTGATACCGAGTGGTTTGAGAAACTCGACCACGCCGACCTGTCGTTTGCTGATGCGGAGTTTACTGTCGGCGGATGGCTAAAACCAGAATCAAGCAATACCGATATGGCGATGATTGCCAAGTGGAAATTAACCAGTAATTATCGCGAATATGCTCTTCTATATATCAATGGCGCGGGCTTTAGGTTTACTGTATCAAATAACGGAACTAATCAAACCACCGTGACAGATACAGCTATTGGTGCAGTATCAAACGGCTCATTATATTTTGTGATGGCTTGGCATGACCCCGTTGCGGATAAAATCTACGTCTCGGTAAACAACAACACCCCGAATGAAGCCGCGCATTCTACGGGATGTAATGACAACGTATCACGCTTTTCTATTGGCGCGTGGGACGTGGAAGGCACGCCCGCCCGCTTCTATGACGGGATCATGTGGTCAGCGTTTGTTTATGCAGGGTTGATGACTGCTGATGAAAGAACCTCTATGTATAACGATGGAACGCCGCTGAAATGGATAGACTTCGGCCCACCCAAAATAAAGACCATCAACGGTGTGGCGATTGGCAGCGCAAAGACAGTCAGCGGAATATCGGTCGCAAGCATCAAGTCAATTCAAGGCATCACATAAGGGAGACATTTATGGCAACTGAAACCACATCTCGGATCACACTAAAAGATCACCTGCAGGAACACGCGCTTAAATTTAATCAGAAGCTGCACGACACCTGGTACGCGGTGTTCGGAGACAAGGGCAAAGGCGGGCTGTGTGACGAAATTGAGAAGATCAAGAGCGAGAGAGAGATCATCGATAAGCGCTTTGAAACGATCTGCGACGATATTGCCGACATCAAAGACACGTTGAAATGGGTATCGAGGTTGGTGCTGGGCGCGGTCATTCTGGCAGTACTCGGGTTGGTATTTGTCAAATAGACTGGCATACAAATCACAAACCAATTATTCTGATCAATAGAGAGGAGTTCTATTGCCAAAACGAAAAACGGAACCTCTAAACCTGCAAGTCAGCACGGATACCAGTGGAGCGGTGACCACCATGAACATTGATGGCATCGCGGCCGGCTGGGAACAATGGGCGCTCTTAATGTCGGATAATCACCATGACAGCATTTACTGCGAGCGTGGGTTGGAGAAAGAACACCTGGACGAAGCCAAACGCCGCAATGCCTTGATCTTTATCATCGGCGATTATTTTGACGCGATGCAGGGCCGCTTCGACCCGCGCCGTTCAATGGATGAGCTGCGGCCTGAATACCGGCGTGCTGATTATTATGACTTTGTGGTGATGGACAGTGTCAAGTTCCTGGCTCCCTACGCCGAAAACCTTGCGATGATCTGTCCGGGCAATCACGAGCTGGCCGTGTTGAAAAACGCCAATACCAATCTTACCGATCGGCTGGTCTACGCGCTGCGCACTAAACACGGTTCAAAGGTCATTCACGGTGGTTACGGCGGATGGCTGCGCTTTGTTCTCGCTGGACAGAGCATACAGGGATTCACCTACAAGCTCAAATACTTTCACGGAGCCGGCGGAGAAGCTCCTGTGACACGCGGCACGATCCAGACCAACAGGCAGGCGGTTTACCTGCCGGATGCGAATATCGTGGTCAATGGTCACAGCCACAACGTCTACCATGTACCGATCGCCAGGGAAAGAGTTTCGCAGAATGGCAAGCTTTACATGGACATCCAGCATCACATCAGAATCCCGGGTTATAAAAATGCGTATGGCAATGGTAAATCGGGCTGGGAAGTGACGCGCGGCGGGGTGCCTAAACCCGTCGGCTGCGTCTGGATGCGCATGTGGTTCGACTATACCGGCACAGAGAAAGAGCGCGAACACAACGGAGGATCGGTCAAGCTGCAATTCATCCCGGACGTGCGCGGGGCTGAGAACCTGGTCGATGTGACCGGTATTTATGACGGGAAGGTGTACGATGACGACCGCGAAGGCAGCTAAGATCTATCCATTGATCAAACTGTATAGGCAGGAGTGCCTGGGTACGTTTCTGGACCTCACGTTATTCTCGGTTGGCTACTTCTCCACAAAAGGCACGGGTGAGGGAGCGAGATCGTATATTTATTTGACCCTGTTCACATTTCGATTGTGCATGGGGATTCAGTGGTGGTAAAGGAGTAAATAAGATGCCAGATGAAGAAATTGGAGAGCCTTACGCTCCCTCGCCGTTTGAACTTTATGAGCATCACGACCGCTGGGTATGGGTGAAAGCAGAGGACAAAGGCAAGCATCGCGAGCATTGCCTCTGCTGGGCGTGTGAGAATTTCACACCGGATAACCGAGACACGAATTGCAAAATGGCTAATTTGCTATTTGAGTTAGATCGAGCATTTGACCTGGTAACTCCCGTTTGGGAATGCCCGGAGTTTATAGAAAAATTAGAAAGTGAGGTATAAATGGCAGTAAAAGAGTATGAAATCAACGGAGTATATTATTACGAAATTCCCGGAGGTATGCCGCAGCTGAAAGTGCATCCCTACGATGTGCCGCTCAAGCCGCACACAACGGGACTGGATGAACTGATGAAATGGGGCGATGAACAACGCGCCGCCGGAAGGAAACCGTGCGTGGTTATCCCATGTACCACCTTCCCCGCGCCACTCGGCACAGCCTGGCAGAACAAAACTGATACGTCCGGCATTCTCGATAACGTCCCCGTGCATTTGGATTGTGTGGCGGTGGATTATGTCAACACCAAGAAGCCCGCGCTGCCCGATGTATGGGAAGGTAACAAAGACGATCCGCTATTTATGTTCTGGGAATACGCGCCGGGCAAAGTGCGCTTTCGCGGGACTTATTCGCGCTTCAAGTCATTCTACTTTTTTGACCCGGAGAATGACCCCATATATAAGCCACCTGCCGACCCCGTGAAGCCGCCAGTCGAAGACCCCGTTGACGATCCCGTGATTCCTGGTCCCGAAGCGCAAGGCTGCCTGACCAAGTTAATCG